TATGTTTAACGAAGCTAAATCACTACTAACACTTAAAACCGATTGTTATGAGAACATTAAGCGATGAAGATAAAGACATCATAGAATTGTACTTTACAAATGCTATAATTGAAATACAAGAAGGTTGTCCTAAATACGTCTTAGAAGAGGTCTTAGAACATTACGAAGAACAAGAGTACTACTTAGCTTGTGCTGGTATAAAGAAAGCCTTAGATTGGCATCATATGAATACCTTCACTAAGGCTATGGTAGAGATAGATAATATAAAAGAAAACAATAATTTAAATTAAAACAAACAATATGTTAGGATACAATAAAGATAACGCAGACGAATTAGCAAAAGACTTTGAAGAGTTAACAATGATGGAATTGAATAGTGATTCAAGGGAAACAGAGATAATGATTACCAGAACACTTTTTTATAAGGTGTTAAGAGATTTAAACTTTATGAATGATAGGATGATTTCAGAATGGTTTAAGTCAAGAGGAGTTAACAAAGGTCGTTCATCTATAACTCACGCTTTACAGAAGATAGGTATTTACTACAAGTCTTATGCAGTATTTAGAAACAGGTATAATGTTTACTTTAATGATAGAGCAGAAGAGTTCCTTACAATAGAACAAGCCCAAAAGAAGGCAATTAAGGACGTTAAACAGAATTTACATACAAACACACTGAACAAGGGTAAGGATAGCTTAGACATCCTTATAGATAGCGTACCACAAGACAGAAGAGATGAGGTAAGAGAAATTGTTAGTTTAAGAATTAAGTCTTGGAGTTGGAAAAGCAAAGACCAGTGTGAAATAATACAAGGGGAGTCTTCTTTAGAAGGTTACTGTTTTTAATAGATAAATTATATAGATTATGGGAATAATAATTATAGTACTTATAATAATAGTAATAAAAATAATAGTTACGATTAAAGACAGCTAATTATGAGAGGTACACAACCACATTACGAGAATGGTAAAGACTATGACATTATAGATGTTATAAGGGATTACGACTTGAACTTCTGTAGAGGTAATATCATTAAGTATGTTGCAAGAGCAGGTAAGAAACAAGATGAATTGCTTGACTTGATTAAAGCGAAGGACTACTTAGAGAGAGAGATAGAACTATTAAGGGAGGCTAATTAGCTTCCTTTTTTAGTTTAAATGTTAAAGAAATGTTAAATAGTATTGTCAATTCAAAAAAGTATTGTAGATTTGAATATCATTAACAATTAAAAGAAACATTATGAAAGAACAACTAAAGGACAAGATATTGTCAATCAGACCAGAATATTCAACAGAAGGGTTTTCATCGAACCCACTTCCAAATGAGGTTTCTATCTATTACGAAGGAGAAGATTTTACAATAGATTTATTCCTTGACATCAATGATGTGTTAAGAATAGACATATTAGAAGGAGAAGACGCTTATGACTTATCTGATGAGGATATTACCTTTCTATGTGGTTACTTATCTGGTCTATTGGAGTACGAAATACAAATTACCAAGAACTATTATGATGCGGAAAGAGGTCAGCAAGACAACTATTATTACTATAGCTAAAAAACAAAATAACAACACTTTAGTTATCATAATATGAGTAATTCACAAGAGATTAAGCCAACAGATGGTAGAAAAGGGAATAGTCGTAAGAAATCTATCCCCAAGTTGCCAATTCCAGAAAAAGAGAGGTCTAATAAACCTGCAATGAATACTGCAAAGAAGAATAGGAAGAAACAATACGCTAAAAAGGCTATTAAGAACGTATTTGGGAGCGAAGTAAACGCTTTTGAGAGTTTAGCTAAGAAAGCAGAAGAAGGTAGCTATAATCATATGAAATTGCTTATGGATTTTGCTTATGGAGACGATAAAGAGACTGTTAACAACAAAGTTCAAGCACCTGTGATTAATTTCTTTGGAGATAGTGTTGAAGGTAAGAAGATTAAGGAGAAGATTATAGACGTAACACCAAAAGATGAGTAAGATAGACATACACGAGAAATACATACCTATTTTCAAGAATGAGAGTAGGTATTTTGTTGTTACAGGAGGTAGGGGTAGTGGAAAGTCGTTTGGAATCAATGTTTTCTTGCTAAATCTTACCTATGAGGTAGGACATAAGGTTTTATTCTCAAGATATACGATGATGTCAGCACATACATCTATTATACCTGAATTTATTGAGAAAATTAACCTAATGGGTGTTCACGAAGACTTTAGGATAACTAAAGATGAAATAATGAACCTTAAAACAGGTAGTTCTATCATATTTAAGGGTATTAGGACATCGTCTGGTAATCAAACTGCTGCTTTAAAGTCTTTGAATGGTATAACTACGTTTGTAGTCGATGAAGCAGAGGAACTTGTAGATGAAGGTGTTTTTGATAAGATAGATTTCTCTATACGTTCACAAGTTAAGCAAAACAGAGTTATATTGATACTGAATCCAACAACTAAAGAGCATTGGATATATCAAAGATTCTTTCAGAACGAAAACGTATTGGCAGCATCTAACACTATAAAAGGTAATGTTACTTATGTGCATACAACTTATAAGGATAACAAGAAGAACTTATCTCAGTCGTTTCTACAGAGAATATATGAAATGAAACGCAAGAGACCAGATAAATACCAACATCAGATATTAGGAGGTTGGCTTGAGAAAGCAGAAGGTACTATTATAAGAAAATGGAGAGTTGGAGACTTTATTCCTACAGAACTTACTTGCTATGGGCAGGATTTTGGATTTTCAGCCGATTTAACGACACTTGTGAAGATTTCTATAGATAAACACGCAAGAAAGGTTTGGGTTAAGGAAATCTACGGAAAAGCACATTTAAACACATCTGAGGTAGCTACAAGGAACAAGAATGAGTGTGGTATGGATTTGATTATCTGTGATAATAGTGAACCACGTTTGATCTCAGAACTAAAAACATTGGGTCTTAACATAAAGCCTACGATCAAGAAGAAAGGTAGTATATTATCTGGTATTGCACTTATGCAAGATTACGAGATAGTAGTAGATAGAGGTTCTCACGGTATAATAAGAGAGCTAAACAACTATGTATGGAAAGATAAGGGTGAAGCACCAATAGATAAGTTTAATCACTTTATAGATGCTATTAGGTATGGTATGATGTACTTAGTGCAAGGAGTAAACTCTGGAGTTTATGTGATAAGGTAAAAATAAAATGTTTAATATGAAGGGGGTCAATTAATTTTGTTTCCCTTTTTTTGTTTAATATGATGGGGTTACAACCCTGTGTATGTGTAATTGTGATTCTCAATTAATGGTTGGTTTGTCCATTCTCTATAATACACATTAAACTTTTTCTTGCTTAATCTAATTGCATCAGAGTTGGTATCAACCTCTCCAGCAACAACGCCAGAATCTTTATCTATCTTGGTCATCCTTTTTAAAAATACAAATGCTTTTGTTTCTCTGTCTATTATAAAAAAATTATAAATAGTTCTGTCGTAACCTGATTCTCTGTAATAAATAGTTTGTTTCATTTTGTTTTTAATTTATGTTTAATATGGAGGGGAATGTTTAATATGATGGGGTAACCCTGTGTTTAATATAATGGGGGTCGTTTAATATAATGGGGGTATTTTTGTTATTTGGAACGCTTCTAAATAGCTTATTTAGACTGACAATAAATAGTAAATTTATTTGTGTATGTGAAAAAATTATTGTAGTTGCGTGCGTGTTCATTACTTTAAAATTATATCACAAATTTACAATACTATCAAAACATTAAAAAACGTTAAAAAACTATTTTTGTGTTATTTTTACATTTTTTTTGTTTTTTTGTTGTTTATTCAAAAATAAGTTGTATCTTTGAATTGTCAATAAGGCACAATACTTTAAAACTAAAAAAATGAATACTAAACAAAAAATTACATTAGTAATACTTTTATTAATCGGATCACGATTAATAGTAAACCAAATAATTAACAATTTTAATTTCGTACTATAATGAAAGAAACAATTAAACAAATTAGAGACCTCGCAACAGCAACAGACAATTTTTATTTATTAGGCAAGTTAGAAATTTTAGAAATAGAAATACAGACAGAAATTGCAAACCAAAAAATAGAACTACTTAAAAAATACATATAATTATGAAATCAATTATTACGCAAAACAGTAAATTAAAAAAAACATCTAAGGAACTCGGATTGAGAGTTTTTAATTTTGGGATAACAGCCTACAAAACAAGTAAAGGAAAAATTACGTGTCCTTTCGCGGATGCTTGTATAAAATTTTGTTACGCTAAAAAAGGAGCGTATACTTGGTCAAACGTTGCAAAGGTTTTTGAACAGCGTTATGAACTTACTAAACAAACTAATTTTATTGAAGTTATGAAAAACGAGATAATAAAAAAACGTGTTGATTTTTTAAGGGTTCACGACTCAGGAGATTTTTATTCTAACAAGTATTTTTTAAAGTGGATGCAAATAGCCGAGCAATTACCTAATGTTAAATTTTATGCGTATACAAATAGCATATCAATTGTAAAAAATAATAGTAGTTCGATCCCGAATAACTTTGATTTTATATTTTCGGATAGTGGTAAACAAACTAATTTAATAGACAAAAATAAAGATCGTCACACTAAAATATTTAAAACAGAAACCGAGCTACAAAATGAGGGCTATATCAACGCATCTAAAATAGATCTGTTCGCTTCAAAGTACATCAACCCAAACAACAATAAAGTAGGTTTAATATATCACTAAAAATAAAACAAATGTATACACTAAAAATTAACAGTAACTTAAGTATAAAACTATTAACAACTAACAAAGGTTTTATTTGTTATAACTTAACAGATGACAAAACACAAATAGATAGTTTTGTATTGACTGATGATTTGTTTAGGTATAAAAATAGGTTTGAAAGTTTTAAGGCAATTAGCTGTATTAAAAAACAATTTAACACTATAACATTTTAAAATAATATAATTATGAAATTTCAATTTTATTATATCAACCCAAACAACAATAAAAAATATATAATAGGTTCTCAAGAGTGTAAACAACCGCAAAGAACTAAATTGTATAAAAGTTTAGAAACAAATTTCAATTGTGGTTTTATTGATAGATATGGTTTTGAACCTTATAAGGAAATTTAATACTACATTTTTATCTATAGATTAATACTATTATAATTCATTTTGTAATAGTATTTTTTTATGCAGTTATTTTTGTAATTAGTTGTTAATTAGTGTGAGTATATTGTAACGGGTTAAACCACTATTTAAACATCATTTAAGCGCTTCTAATCAACCCAAATATCTTTTTAATACTAACACATCATTCACATTTAGATAGTAGCTTAAATAGTCGATTTGACGTAGTATGAATTAGTTAGGGTCGTAGTATGCATCTTCAATGAATTCTACCTATATCCGATATACTTGAATAGTGAAATATCTTTTCGTTTAAAACTGACATATCAATTTTGAAAATATAATTATATGCTCGATGGTTAGATATGCACCCTCCTATAATCTTAATGTATGTTAATTGTTAGTTAACTGATATAACTGGTATGCTCGTTAGTTTGAATATCTATTGGGTGCAACGAAGATTATAAAGGTTATAGATGCAATTACTAAGGAGGCTTAATGTATCTGAACCAATAGCCATATTACTGCTAAAGTTTGGTAGGTTAAAGAGAACTACTGCTCTGTATATTATGATAACTAAAAAGGTTGTAAAGTGTTCGCCTACTATAGATAAATAATATAGTAGTTACTTGCATTATAAGTTTTTCTTATTGTTAATCAATAATCTTATATTTTTTGTATATTATTTTAGTTCTACCTAAAAATAAATTACATAAGCTATTTGATGTTACACCTAATTTTTCTGATAAATACCATTGATTAAATCTCTCTTCTTTATTTGTTTCAATATTTAATATATTTCTCCATCTATTATTTGTTTCATTGAATTTCTTATATTCTTTTCTACAGAATCTTCCGTGTAGCAGAGCTGTATAAGTAGATGGTTTAATACCGTATTTATCATAAAAATCCTTCCTTGTTGTTTTAAACCAAAATTGCTTTTTAAAGTCATATATTTCTATCTCCTTTAAAGGGGTATCTCTCTTACTTATTTTTCTTTCTTTCCTTCTAATCCATTCTTTTGTTAAATGAAGCCCTTTTTCATAATCATCATAATACATAAAGTTTGAATTGTTTTTCTTTGAGCCTTTTAATTTCTGAGATAAGAGATTGTACTGACTTTGGTTATTTTCATAATTTCCTTTACCTATGCTTTTAGCGGCTTCTCTAAGACAGTAGAATATGTCTAATGTATTTGTGTTTATAATTTTTAAATAACTATTTTTTATTTTATATCTATTAATCCATTTCTCTGTTAAATGTTTTCCGTTTTTATAATCCTCTAACTTCATCCAGTCACTATTAGGATGGTCTTTTTGTAATACATTTCCGAATATTCCGTATTTTTTAGTCAATTCAGAACCAGATTTTAAGACCTCTAAAGTTTCTGTATTTATAACTTTCTTAGACATTCTTTTACTTAGTTTATTCCTTGCGTTTTGTGTAGGTATATGACCAGTAGCACCTTTTCCACCATCATCAAGGTTAACAAGATTACCTAATCCTAAATCCTTTCTTCCTATTTCAGAAATTAAAAACACTTCCAACTCATAAGCATCATCTATACTAAGGTCTTTAGCAACAACATCTACTAATCTATCGTGTTTTTTGTACACATTTATCCACCACTTATTCCTTGAGTGAGTAGTATAGGCTCTATCTTGCTCACCCATACCTACGTAAAATATAGTTCCTTCTGTTTTTTTTCTATGTAAATAAACAACTTTGTTTTTAACTTCTTTGCTCACCTTCTATATATTATCTTTATACTTATCAGCTAACATTATGTAATGGTAATCACTATTACTTAGTTTAAGGCTTAGTAGGTCTTCCTTAGCTTCTTTTCTTTTGTTACCTGTAGGTAAGCTATCTATTAGTTGTTGTAGCTTCTGTGTTAGTTTTTTTTTCATCTTAATTAAGTCTTAGGAAATCAGATTCAGCATATTTCAAGAACCATTCTTTATTGTTCTCGTATTTATCTACAATAGATTCAAGTATTAGTAACTCTTCTATCTGGTATGATGCTATTTTATCTATAATAGATTCTACCTTGTTTAAGATATTCGTTGCCATTTCAGGGTCTGTCTTGTAAACGTTATCAAACTCTTCTCTTACGATAGGCTCTAAGATACTGTTTGTTCTATTTATCTGTTGTTTTAGGCTTTGCTTGTATCTGTTGGTAGCTACAATCTCTTCATTAGCTTCTAATAGTAATTGAGATAATAGTACTGTCTTTAGGTACGCAATGGACTCTTTTGTTATTTGTTGTTCGCTCATAATATTTATTTTAGTTTAGGTATTATTTCTTCTACGTTAGTAAATCTTGTTCTTAGTTCTCTTCTTGACATTTTCTTTAGCACACCATCTTCTCTCTTTATAGTATCTAATGCTTTATGTGCTTTGTCTAAATAACTTGGTTGGCTATTAGGATGAGTTGATAGTGTAGAACTGATTGTGTAAACTTTATCTGTCTGTAAGCACTTAAACACTCCAAACCTTATACCATCCTTATCATCTAATATATTCAATGTCAACCAATTTGATACAAATATAATAAAATTATTTTACATAACAAGCATTATTAACACAAAAAATTAAAATAGAGTTATCTTATTATAAGAATATTATATTTATGGAGTTTACGATACCTGCAACATTAAGAGATGTTAAATTAAGTCAATGGCAAAGATACATTGATGTTTATGACAAAAACAAAGATGAAGATGCTACAGAGTTTCTAAACAAGAAAGTGTTAGAGATATTTTGTGATGTAAAGTTATCAGACGTTGATAAGATAGGTTTAAATGTGTTTGACGAAACGTTAGTTCACTTATCATCTGTTTTAAACAGTAAGCCAGAACTTTCACAGACATTTAAGTTAGAAGGTACTGATGGAGTTGTTGTAGAGTTTGGTATGATACCTAACTTAGACAAGATGAGTTATGGTGAGTTCATTGATTTAGAAAAGTATTTATTCTCTGACAAGGATTTACATAAGGCTATGGCAGTTCTTTACAGACCAATAAAGTTCAAGAGTAAAGATAAGTATCTGATACACGAATACAAGGGAACGTCTTATATGGCAGACGTAATGAAAGATACTCCTTTAGATGTTGCAATTAGTGCGAGGGTTTTTTTTTATCGTTTAGCGACAAAATTAGGGAACTATACGATGGCTTATACACTCAAACAGTTACAGGAGAAAAATCAGAACAAGCAAGACAAGGATTCGGTAAAAAATGGGGAGACTATCAAGCAATATTTACTCTCGCTGGAGAAGATGTTAGAAGAATCGGAGAAGTTACAAAACTTCCAATACATCAATGTTTAATGTACTTGGAATTTATAAAAGATAAATCAGAGTTAGAAAATAGAATACTAAAACAACAAACAAGATGACACACATCTACAACATATTAGATACCATAAAAGACGAATTATTAACTAATCCATCTGTAAGTACTGTTACATACGGAGATTTAGCAGATGTAGACTTAGATAAGACTACTATGTTCCCTTTATCACACTTATTAATAGATAGTGCCTCCTATGGAGAGAGGACTGTTACATTCAATATAAAAGTATTATGTGCTGATATAGTTGATTACAACACTAAGAAGTCTGATTTCGACTTGTTTTATGGCAATGACAACTTGCACGATGTATTAAACACTCAGTTTCAAGTTATAAACTCTTTAATAATGAAGTTAATGAGAGGTGATTTATTTGAAATGAATTATCAGGTAACGACACAACCATCTGCACAACCATTTAAAGAGCGTTTTAGCAACGAATTAGCAGGTTGGAGCGTAGATATAGCTATAGAGATTCCTAATGGCATAAGCATCTGCTAATGGAAGGAGAGAATCTAAAGTTAGCATTAAAAGAGGTTGGTAAACTAATAAAGAAGAATCTAAAACAAGCAGCTAAAGATGATAAATTTTCTGCTTCAGGAGACTTAGATAGGTCTTTTAAATATAGGGTTGAAGACAATGAGTTATACATATTTGGAAAACAGTATGCAAATGCTTTATCTGATGGCATAAAGAATAAAGGGAAGTATGGTTATAAGATGGCTGATGAGTTAGCTGAATGGGCTAAGTCAAAAGGAATGAGACCTTTATTTAGAAACAAGAAAGGTCAATTTAGAAAGGTGTATGAAAGCAGTTGGAAATCTTTAGGATTCGTTTTAGCAAGAAGTATAGCAGGTAAATCTAATGCTGAAAACCCTAAAAACAAAGAAGGAGGTATCTCTAAGAGGTTTGGATACAAAGGTAGTGGATTTATACAAGCAGTACAAGAACAAACAAAAGAACAAATAAAAACAATATTAAAAGAAGGTTACAGAAAGGATATACTGTTAAGCCTTAATAAATTAAAATCAATTAACTAATGGCAAAATTTACAAGAAGTCCGAGTTTTGAAAGCATAAGCCACTCAAACGCATCTTATGGAATATTAAAGCTATATGTTTGGACTGGAGATAAAAACACAGTACCTACAAATCCTACATACACCATAAGGAAATCAGCAACAACACCTACAACTGGTAATCCAAGAGTATCTTTTGAAGTATCTGAATTGATAAGAGATTATTTAGATATTGAATTTGATGGAAATTATAGTGGTCAAGGTGTATGGGTAAAAGTAGATTTAGATGTTTATAATTCTTCTAATATATCAGTTATTGACTATGAATACACTACAATAGCTTTTGATGGTTATGACTATTTTGAAGACCCATTGCCAATATCTTCAAATCTAATGATTACTAATAGAAAGTTATTTGTTTTAGAAGATAACGCTTTTAGAGTACCAATAGATACATCTTTAAATGACCCAACAGTTACTTTCTTAAAAGACAATGAGATTGTAGGTACTACATCATTTCAATCAAGTAATGAAAGTTCTGAACAGATAAGATACGTTTCTATTTATGGAGATACTACTAATTGGGATACATTTAAGGAAAGGGTTTTGCAAGATGGTGGTAAGGATTACGAAAGCAATAAGTGTTTAGAAGCATATTTTAACGATTACTCAATAGGGGCAGTTGATAAGATAATCATATCAAATACAAATGCTAACGTAAAAAACATAACAGTTGATGTAGAGATTTTAGAAGAATGTAAATACGAACCTAAAAAGGTAACATTTGTAAATAAGTTTGGTGCTTTACAAGATATGTACTTCTTTAAGAAGTCAGTTCAAAGTATGAATGTTGAAAAAGAATCTTATAAGTCAAATATATTAAATAGTTCAAATGGTTATAGTACAAGTAATCACGTTTACAGAGATTTTAATGTAGTAGGTAGGGAATCAATTACTTTAAGTAGTGGTTTTTTAGGTGAGGAATACAACGAAGTGTTTAAGCAAATGATGCTATCTGAAAAGGTTTGGATAACTAACATAACTGATGATGGGGAGCAAGTATTGCCGATTAATGTTAAAACAGGTGATATTACTTACAAGACTTCTTTAAACGACAAATTAGTACAATACACAATAGAATTTGATAAATCATTCGATGCTATAAATAATATAAGATAGATGCAAAAAGCACAATTATACATAGAGGGTCAAAGAGTTGATATGTTTGAGGATATTAGTTTAAGTATAACTGATACTATTAAAAACGTAAAAGACGTTAGTAAGGTGTTTACGGAGTATTCTCAGACATTTAGTTTGCCAGCAAGTAAAACCAATAATAAAATATTTAAGCATTATTACAATAGCGATATTCAAAATGGTTTTGACGCAAGGATAAGGGTTACTGCTAACATTGAATTAAACTCTATACCTTTTAAAAGTGGATATATTAAACTTGAAGGGGTTGATTTAAAAGATAATGTTGCAAATACATACAGAATAACCTTCTTTGGTAACACAGTATCCTTAAAGAACTTATTAGGAGACGATTTACTATCATCTTTAGCTTGGTTGGAGAATTTTAGCAAAGAAGAAGATGGAACTGATTTACTTTGGAATCCTACTTTTATACAGAAATATTTGACAACACCTGTATATAATAGAAATGTTGATGGAGATAGTTATCCTCTTGCTATACAAGTACCTTTAATAACACACACTCAAAGACTTACTTACAATTCTCACAGTTCAGCTAACGACTCAGGCAATGTAGCTTATTCTCAAGGAAATCATCACGGAGTAGGTTGGAATCAATTAAAATACGCACTAAGGCTAAGCATTATAATAAAAGCCATAGAGAAGAAGTACGGAATAGTATTTAGTAGTGATTTTTTTAATGGTGGAGATTCCTCTTTTGACAACTTGTATATGTGGCTTCATAGAGCTAAAGGAGAAGTTACAACTGGAGAACAGATAAATAGTTATTTATACTTTGTAAACGACTTTCCTGATTATAGTCTTTACAATGGAAGTTTTATGGAGAATAGTGTTTTAACTTTAAATGATGGTTATTACTATTCTAATCAAGTTTTAAGATTAAACTTTAATATAGCACAGGGCTATGAAACAGTACCTTACTCTGTTACTGTCTTTAGAGATGGAACTCCTGTTTACACAGGAACAGACTTAACTGGCAGTAACATTAACATATCCGTACCTGTTTCTAATAATTCTGAATATACAGTTCAAATAACTACAAATGCTGAAGTTGGATTTGTAAGAGTGTTTTGGGTTTACTCATATTACGATAGTGATTCTGATGAGTTTCAATCTGAGGATTATTATACACCAGCTTTTTCAACACCAGAATCTTTTGATTTCAATATAACTCAGCAGATACCTAAAATGAAAGTTTTAGATTTCTTAACTTCTATATTTAGAATGTTTAACTTAGTTGCTTATGTTGAGGGTGGTGTAGTTGTAGTAAAAGACTTGGATAGTTTTTATGCTTCTGGTGATTCTTACGATATAACAAGGTATGTAGATGTTTCAAATAAGAAAAGAGACGCAGCACTACCTTTTAAGGAGATAATTTATACATACAAAGGATTAGGTAGCTTTTTAGCTAAACAACACGAGCAAATATCTAATAAAGATTGGGGTAAAGAAGAGTATAAGGGTTCGGATGGTCTTATTTTGTATGGAGGCACATTTAAGAATGAAATACCTTTTGAGCATATGAAATTTGAAAGATTATTAGACTCAAACACAAGTGCTTTGACACATATACAATATGGCTACTGTGTTGACGATAATCAAGAGAGTTATATAGGTAGTCCAATAATATTTTATATGGCTTTAGAGACCCTTAGTCAAACCCCTACAGATGGAAGAATATCTTTCATAAATCAGTTTACAAACAATGTGCCATCAGACCATATACCGCTTTCATCTTATTATGTACCTGCTAATTCAGATTTGCAAGTTACTGAAGTAAACGATAGGCAGTCTTTAAATTTTAGTTCTGAGTTTGATGAATGGGAATTAACTACAACAAATCAGACCTTATTTAACAACTATCATAGCAATTATATTTCAAATGTTTTTAACTCAGAAAATAGAATTACTAAGCTAAGTGCTTATTTACCTTTAAGAATATTGCTAAAATATAATTTATCTGATAGATTTGTTATAAGTGGAGATAGTTATAAGATTAATTCAATAGAAACTGATTTACACACAGGTAAATCCGATTTAGAATTACTAAAAGATATTCCTCCATCAGTTATAGATACCACTCCTCCTTCTCCTGTAACAGATTTAAGTCTTGTTCAAGGTTCAGAAACGCAAACATCTTTTGCTATTCAATGGACTAAACCAGCAGGTGGTGTTGTCGGTTATGATTTATACTTGCAACAAGAGTATGTTCAAACAATAGGTGATGTAACAAGTTTTACAATAACAGGATTAGATATTCAGATAGAATACAAAGTTGACATAACGTCTTTTGACGCTTCAGGAAATGATGGGGGTACTTCAAACATAATATTCGTAGAACTATAACAATGATAAGAGAAACATTAGAATTACTAAGAAACAACGAGTGGTTAATTGAAGATAAGGATGTCAATATAGCTAAAGGACTATATGAAATGCCTTCTAATTTCAGAGAGTTAAGAACAAATATAAAAAGAAAAAAACTAACAAATGGCAAATAGTACTGAAAATATT